CTCAATCACACAACACCAATTGCAAGAACTTTTGAAGTTTGAAAAACAAGGCGTCACCGCAGGTTACATCATCAATTGGGCCACCGCTGACCAAGTCCGATTCTACAGCGCATCGCAATTATCGCTGTTGAAACCAAACCAAGGGGTCAATACTTCAAGTGGTACTTTAATTGGCACATCGCGCATTGCTGATTTAGACGAAATAGTTAAAGTAACACTTGAAGTATTATCGACAACGCGAAGCGCAGAAGGATGAGTTAAATGGCTTTTGTTGCTGGACAGTATGTGTCAATCCCTTCCTTGACAGTTCTTGAAAAATCTGGGCGTGAAAAACGCGAACGACTCGCAGAGAGAAGAAACGATCCAATCTTTCGCGAACACTTAAAAATAATCAGAATGAAAATCTCAAGCGGCACAACATTAAGTGAGCTTAGAGAATACCTTGGGCTTTCTAGTATTGATCACGACCAACTCTGGGATGACTTAATGTATATCACTGGCGAAGTGTTCATGAACCCCATGAACATTATTATCGAGTGGAGCGTGCGGCAGCAAACGCGATACCAAATGGCTGTGGATCTTTACAACATGAGCAAAGAGGCCGGAAACATAGACGCAACAAATCGAGCGATTTTAACAATGGCAAAGCTTGATGAAAACGCGCTTGAACTGCAAAAGGCTTTGGGGTTGATTAAGCCAATACAATTCGAAGACGGCTCGCAAGGAATAGGAGACTCAGACATTGAAGACGCCCAACGAAGATTCGAAGCTATCGCCGAGGCAGCAATTACAAATACACTCGTCACTTCTCGACAAACTCAAAACTCAGAATCCGTTAAACTTTTCTCTGAACTTGATTCTGGACGGGCGCCCGATCAACTGGAATCAACTCCACTGGCTGAAAACTCCGCTCACAGACCTAAGTAAAGACATTCGCATTCGCAAAGCTTCACAAATGGGCGCTTCGACATATTGCCTTATCCGATCATTTTGGATGGCAAAAACAAAACTCACACCACGAGGTATTATCTATTGGCTTCCAACTGGCGAAGCTGTCTCGGATTTCGTCAATACAAAAATTAACCCATTCATAAACGAAAACGAAGAGCTGGCAGCCGCTAAAGCCGAAGATTCCATGCGGTCAACAGACAATCAGGGCCTTCGATTCATGTGGGGGATCCCAATTTTTGTTCGAGGTCTTAAGTCAAAGACGCAAGTGAAATCAATTTCAGCCGACGCCGCAATTTACGATGAGTTTGACGAGGCCGAGCCCGGTCAAGTCGCGCAAGCTCGAAAACGGTTATCTGCATCGACAGTTAGAATCAGCGTTGACCTATCAACGCCAACACTGCCCGACTATGGTATTGACCAACGGTTTCAAGAAACCGATCAGCGGCATTATGCATTCAAGTGCGAGTCGTGTTCTACATGGAACATACTTGAAGACAATTGGCCAAATACTTTTGAACAAGACAAAGACGGCCACTACTATGCCGCTTGTCGAAAATGCAGAAAAAAACTAGACCTGACAAATGGCACATGGGTCGCAAAACAGAACGGTTTTGCCCGCGGCTACCACATATCACAGCTTTACAGCCCATTCGTTTCGCCAGACGAAATCATGCGTGAATATCAAAACACCGAGTTCATGGGACACTTCTACAACCACGTCCTTGGGCTGCCATACTTGTCGGCAACCGACAGGGTCACGCACGAACATATCATGTCACTTTGCGACCCACTATTTCCGATGCCAGCAATGTATGGAAAGCCAACAGCTATGGGAATCGACGTTGGGTCAAATCTTAATTGTGTCGTCGTTGACGTGGCAAAACCTCACAGGGTTATCCACATTGACACTTACAAGCAATTCGAAGACCTTGACCGAGTCATGTTGAAATATAATGTTCAGCAAGTTGTTTTGGATGCTCTGCCAGAAACTCGCAAAGTCAAAGAATTCATCGCGAGACACAAATCAAAATCATGGGCCTGTTTTTATTCTGAACACCAAAAGGGAAGTTACGCCTGGAAAGAAGATGAAAGAATTGTGTCGGTCAACAGGACCGAGGTCTTGGACACAATGACCGGATCCCTTCTTGAAAGAAGAATCATCATGCCACAAGCGTCAACCAACGTCGGGCTTATGGCTTATCAAATTGCAAACCTTGCGAAAGTTATTGAAGAAGATCGCGAGACCGGAGAGCGACGGGCAACATGGCGAAAGCTTGGTCCAGACCACTACGGGCACGCACTTAGTTACTCGCTAATCGCGGCGTCCAGACTTAAGCACGGTGGGGTTTCAAGTGTATTCCGCTAACATTTATTGGACTCAAGTTTTTTGCTAATCAATAAAAGACATTGCGTGTCAATTAAAGCCGTAGACAAGTAAGATTTACTCAGTAACAATTTCAATCTGAATCATTACAGGGGGATATTGAGTGAGTTGGAATCCCATCGCGGCTTTATCTCGTCTTGTCTCACGCATAGCTAGGCCAGAATTAATCATAAGTGATTTTGATTTTTTTGCTCTCAAACCGATTATCAAAAACGGTGATTGTCTTGTATCAAGAGTTGACTATCAATTAAGCAATGTGATCGAAAAAATTCTCACAGGATCTTTCTACGGCCACGCTGCAATCTATCTAAACGGGTTTGTCTACGAAGCATCGACTCATGGTGTACGCAAGATATCGCTTGCGAAGTTCTGTTACACGAAGGACGGCATAGGGCTTTGCCAATTGCCTGGACCTGATTGGACAGAAGATCAATGCGATAAGATGTTTGATTTTCTTGAGGCTCAAATGGGTGAGCCTTATGATTATTCGTTTGACTGGGATACCGATGCAAGATGGTATTGCTCTAAGCTTGTTTATCTCGCATGGGCGCACGCGCACGCGAAGGATGTTGAAGCAATTTCGGTTACAGAAGAATTAAGTAAGCGCGTGATCACCCCACAAAATATTTGGAATAGTACGTTGAAAATAGAAACTTATGGGGAGACCCAATAATGCTTTGCGCACTAATCAGAAACAACCTTGTCGTTGATGTCCAGAATCTAACCGATGAAGAGATCCAGGCGATCGTCGGACAGTACCAACAGCTTGTTAATATCGAGAATGAGAATCCACAGCCTGGTATCGGATGGCGCTTTGATGTGAGTCACTTCCTTCCGCCGCTCGGTGAGACCGGACAGTTAACAATGACCATTACTCGCTTGGCCTTCCGCAATCGTTTTACGATGGCCGAAAAGGTAGCTCTTTACACTGCCGCGGGCACGGCCCCAGGCATTGGCCTTAAGGTATATTTGGATGATCTGGCCTCTGCGACATTCGTTGACCTATCAAGGGCTGACACAATTGCAAACGTAAGTTATTTATCAACACTCGGAATCTTAACGCCAGCTCGCGCGGCGGCAATCTTAACCACACCGCCAACGGCGTTAGAACTCTATAAGGGGTAACAATGAAAACCTATTCAGTCGGTTTACAAAAAAGCATCACGTCAAGCTACGATAAAACCAAAACTACTATCCTTGGCCGAGTGGCACAGAAGACCTTTCCAGCGCCATTTAACTCTAGTCCTGTGCTGGGTGCCCCGCTTAGTAAATTCATTGACGTGCAGACTGATACGACTCCTGTTGTGGCTGTCACCGTTGGTATGATGGCGATGACTGCAAACGGAAGACTCTTCTGCTTAGGCTCTGCGCCATCGACAGGGGCAATCAACAACATCGTGCTTTACAACTTCGATCCTGTAACTGGGGCTAAGTCCTATGTTGGAAAGATCCTGTTTGCGATCAGCGCACCGACTACAATCACCACAACAGCGTTCAAGGTAGACGATACGAATCCAAACAACATTAAGATATTCCACAGCTACCGCTCTACCACTGCAATCATGGGTGGCATCCACTTCATTAACAAGGTCACACTAGCAAGCTTCACGCCAACAGGGACAATCTACTACGCCGCACAAGCGAATGATGTTGCAGGTGTTTACAGTTTGCAAATGCCTTTAGAGGTTGGATCACTCCACACATTGACAACGGTATCGGCGTTGATTGCGCCAGCAACAGGCAGCTCAAACCCTTTAATCAATACTAAGCTCTATGCGCATAACGGTACATCTGCGACACACCAATACTATCAATTCGACTATGCTACCGCACCGCAAATGGCACCGATTAATGCCTTTACAGCATCTGCGATTTCAGCGAATCCTTTGTTTACCTCCACTGCACCTCATGGACTTGTGGCGAATGATGCTGTCATTATGACGGGCGGTGCGCCTACGGCCTACGCCAACTCATTAGTGAACACGGTTCAGACCATTTACTACGTTATTGCCGCTGGCTTAACGGCCACACAATTTGAATTGTCTGCGACTCTTGGCGGTGTTGCGCTCAATCCAACATCTACCACAAGCGGCATTACCTTCGCTCGCGCGAATGGACAATGTAGTAACCTTGGTATCGGGAAAACAGCGAATTTGCCAGCTCTTGGCGCGGGTACTCTTCTATTAACAAACAGTGAGAACTACTGCATACCATCATCAAGCATTAATGCTGGTAGCGAGTGTGCTTTCTGTGCAACGACCACGAACTTCTATCTTGGAAAACTGTCAGAGCTATTCACAACATTGACCGGCACATTGAATGCTACCACGCTTGTTACGGGCCTTAGCTCAACTGCTGGATTGACTCTAGGTATGTCGGTTGTCGGTACTGGTATCCCTCTTGGTGCTACAATCTCAATTATTAATAGTTCAACTTCAATCACATTAAGTGCTGCGGCTACAGTAAGCAGTGCGCAGTCCCTAGTCTTCGGTGCTACAGCATGGCCATCGCTGACAACTGTCAACGTACTTGGAAATGGTCTGGACTACGTTTTGCCTGCGCCACTACAAGCCTTCTACGGCGAGTCTACTGACAAGGTTTTCTATCTTGTTGCAGGTTCTATCTTGCTTGCTAAGCAATGGGTGAACAGTGCCATTCTTGCTAACTTGGGAAATACCTCAAACGGTTACATGGAGGCGCAGAACCACATCACTGATCCATTGCAGCTTGCTGCCGTGAACTCGGTTGAAAACTACAATGGTTGGGTGTTCTTCTCATCGTCTGCGACCATTGGCCAGCGTGGAATCATCGCCATGGACGTTCGGTCTGACTACAATTTCGATTACTCTTCAATCATAAGCCCTGTTATCTCTACCCCAGGCGGCATGATCCTTCACTCAATCCAAACGATTGAACAGATGTTCGACTATACTGGTGGCGGAGTGTTCTACTACCGAACAGCGGCCACAAGCGGCGATGCGATGTTTAGTTCTGCAAGCGGTGGTTGGACACTTATCCCAACAGCACAGCCATTAGATTTGCTTTTGAATAACTACACCCAATTCAAAGCTATGGCAGTGATGACCGCTGCGCCTGGCAGTGCGAACGTGCAAGTGACAACGCCATTCCAGGTTATTGACCTTGAATACACAGCACACCTATTGGCTGAAATATCTGATTATTGGGATTACAGCTATGCAGACTCTTCTACGGCGATCCCGACAAGGATTGGGTTTGCTCTGCGTACAGCATACGGCACTGGTACTGTGCCAAAGCTAACGCTAAAGGCATACGACACAAGCGGCAACCTGTTGGTTACAGCCGATACGGTTGCGAATGCTGGAAACTTTCAATACTCGACTGACGCTGGGCTGACATGGTTGCCGCTTGGTACCATTGCAAACGTGGCTGATACTAGACTTCGTTTTACATTCACAACGCCCCCTGGCGTAAACGTACGGGTAGGTCTTGAATGAGTAATCAATTTGCACACAGCGAGAGAGTAACTCAACCAACGAGTTACTCTATGCTAACGACAGTTTACGACATCTTCTCGCCATCTGGCGTGCGACAATCTACGCCGCAATCTGCAACGGTGGTGACAACGCCTCCCGTGTGCGCAGGTGTAACCGGTACGGTGGCGCATCTGGACGGTAGTATTGAAGTGAATTGGGCAGCGGCCACAGGCATAAACGCGCCATTTGAATATGAATTATTTGTAGCTTTAGGGGTAGTGAGTGGATCTTCTTTATTTCAAAATTCAAATCTTGTCACCATTGCACCGGCGGGAACATCGAGTAAAAGAATACTCACGCTTGCGGACCAAAGCACATACTTCGTTAAAGGTAGCACCTATTCAATTGGAGTCAGAGCCAAGGACGCGTTTGCAAATAAAGATTCAAACACCGTTGTTTCGACGGTCGTGGCGCTTGCAAGCGGTGACTTACCGTCGGTTTATCAAACGCTTGCGACCAATATCCAAACGACTGAAACACTACTCGCGGCTGATGAAGTAGCCATTGCGGCAACGGAAGTTTTGCTCGCGCAGGACCATACACATCTAAATCAGGACCATGTAAACCTGAACCAAGATCATGTTAACATTGCATCAGACCACGCGAACCTGCATCAAGACCATTTAGATATCGCAGGTGATCACACGAATTTACACCAGGATCATTTGGACATTGCCGGTGATCACACTAATCTGAATCAGGACCACTTGAATTTACATCAAGACCATTTGGACATTGCTGCAACTGAGGTTCTTCTAAGCTCTGAAAACGTAGCGTTTGCAAACAGCAATATTGACCTAACTGGTGAGATCGCAACTCTTAGTGGGCTGAACAGCTCGCTTGAATCAAACATCGCGGCAGCCGCCGGTCTCGGTGGTATCGACATGGAAGTGCTCGATGGTAATTCGATCCAAATCGAAATTGTAGACTTAGCTGAAGTAAAATAACGGGGGGCCTAATGGCTAACAAAATTCAATGGTATAGAGGGGCAACCCTAAACTTTCAAATCACACTTTTTACAACAACCGATGGGTCAGACATCAAGATTGCTTACCCAATTCCAACAGGCGCGACTGTCGAGGTTCATTTGCCTGGCGAGACGGCGTCCGTCGTTCTTAGCTCAGCAGTTGTCGGTGAAGTAACTATAGTCAATGCGGCAGAGGGGATTATTTCTTGCGTTTGTAGTCCAACAAAAAGCCTTTTACTTGCAATTGGAACAAGCCTCGCCATCGATGTTAAGATTCTAACTCTAGACAGCAAGGTTTTCATCGCTGAAAAAGTAAAAGTCATGAACATTGCGGACCCAATAAATGGCTAAGCAAACTCGTTTAGAGAAGCGCATTGATAAAGACTTCAAAGATGCACAGGCGCAAGCCAATGCGTTATATGCGTTTTACTCAAACGAAATCGGCAAAATGATCGGGGCTGCAAATCAAGACGTTGTGGCTTCGATCGCTTCAACTCTGTCAATGTTCCCAGAAATCACTTATGCAAGCCTTCACCAGCACGGCCTAATCGATAGGCTCACACAAGTTATCAACTCACGATATGAAGCGTGTGAAAAACAAATCACCAACTATTGGTCTGAGAAGATTAAAATGTTTGATTTACTTTCACGCGTGGCTGTGAGTTTTATTTCAAGAAAAGTTACGCCTCCGTGGATTAAGACAAGATTAAATCTTAAGGATGATATGTCCACGGACGGACTTTACGACCCAAGGAAGGGTCACCTTTTATTCTTCTTTCGCAACCTTACCGCTGCGCTGATTAAAGAAATTCAGCGTGGCGCACTGAAAGAAGAATCAATGAATCAGATCATGAACCGCGTGCGAAAGATGTTTATCCGCGGAGTGAAGCAAGGTGTGCGCGAAGACGTGAAGGATTTTGGATATTCAAATTTCGATCCTGAAAAAGATAAATTCACTGCGGAATACAAGCAAGGAAATATGGAAATTCAAGAGGGCTTTTTCTCTCTTGAAGATATCGATGCGTTAAACAACGATGCGATAAAATCAAATCAATGGTACTCGCGCCAATATCGCCCATGGTTCAGTGATGAGCTAAAGGCAAATAATCGATACCTTCGAGACCTTGAGCAATTCCTTAACTACAACGCAACCTATGCTTTGCAAAACGGTATGCTTGAAATTGGCTCAAAGGAAATGGGAATCAAGGATTTTGTTTGGTCAGTTTATCACCCTCAAAAAGAGTGTGATGAATGCACGGACCGGGATGGTCTTACGATGACTGAGATAAAAGAAAAGATCAGCGATAAGTATGGAAAAAGCGCAACACCTCCACTTCACCCAAACTGCCGCTGCCAGATTATTCCAAAGATCCAAGACAGTTGGGCAGAAAACATTTTGAAAAACGAAGACAGCGAGTTTAGCCCTGCGGACGGAATTGTTTATCGAGCTGGGAAACAAGCAAGAGGAATGGGAATCAGTGACATGACTATGGATGAATTTTTAAGAATGGCAGGTACAAGATGACAGAAGAAGCACCAAAAGCAAGAGTAAGACTGCCACGGAAAAAGGCCGAAGCTCTTAAAGATCCTAAGATCCGTTCTGCTATGCGACGGTCCCACGACCATCAAGTTAGAATATTGAACCCATCTGATTTTTTTAAAGAATTCGATCGACCAGTTGAATCCAGGCTTTACACCTGGATGGAAGACATGAAGCGCAGCACAGAAGAGCGCCTTGACTCACATATTCCGAGCAAGCTTGTTGAGGTTAACGGTGACGGAAAATTCAGATGGCGTGAGATTAGGACAAGTGCAGAGCTTCGCGAATGCCTCCATAACTCTGAAAAAGCCTATGAAAAATACTTGAAGCTCCGCGAGGGCCGCATTGGCCTATTTGTTCAAACCAATGAAGACATGTTTGGTTTTGCCGGTGGGTCAGCAGATAACCAGACTGGTTTCAACACTCGAAACGAGTTTACACCGCTAATTGGTACACCATTTTTCAAGCAAATGTATTTTCATGATTATTTACTGCAACATAGTAAATGCTATTATTTTAAGAACTATTCAGCCATTGCGAAAATGATTATCGACATGACACGAAATTTCGTTATGTCAAAAGGGTTTAACGTCCAGTTTACAGAACAAAAATATCAAGACATTTGGAATCGATACGAAGAAGATTCAAACATTCAAGAGCTTGCACGCCAGTGGTGCGATGACCTAACGTGGGCTGGCGAAGTTATGATCAAGAAAATGCCAGGTCGTGGCGGAATTCTTCATAAGTCGATTGACCCATCCACTGTTTGGGAAATTGTCACTGACCCAGTCGATTTGACCGACATCAAGTATTATCATCAACAGTACAATACGCAATATCAGCTTTACGGTACGAAAGACGCGCCAGTCAGCAAATACATTATTGACCAAATACCACCTGGAATGATCATACATGAGAAGGTCAACGTCACTCCGTATGAAAAGCGTGGCCGATCGGACTTGTTAAGCGTGCTACTTTACTTCAAGTATTACGAAGACTATGTAACTTCAAAACTGATCAGGGCAAAAAACGAGACGGCCTTCATTTGGGACGTTGAGATTGATGGCAGTGATGATGATGTTCAGTCCTATATTTTAAGCACTGAGAATATCTCGGACGTGCCACCGGGGAGTGAAAACGTACACAATAAGGCCGTTAAGCGAACAGCGCTGAGCCCAACATTTGGCCGCGCAGGGGCCGACTCTGTTGTGAGTGACATTCTATCCTATGTTGCAATGGGTGTCGGGATCCCGGTCAACTACATGGGCACATTCGGCACTGGTGGATTCAGCAAGGCCGGTTCGCTTGTGGCCACCGAGCCCGTGGCGAAAAAGATGCTTGAGCGACAGCAGAAAATGGAGTTTTTGATTCGTAAAATTGTCAAAGACGTTTTCATGTTCAACAAGATTGACCCAAGCAAGGTTGATTTTGAAATCAGCTTCCCGGAAATAATGGAAGAAGACAGGTCTCAGAAGATCCAGGACCTTTATCTGGCCCGTGACAACGGCACTTTTGCAAACAGCACGGTTTCTTAT